AAAGTTCTGCTTCTTCTTTTAAAGATTTTAATTTATCAATGTCAGAAGTTGTAGTACCATCATTTTGTAGTTGTGTCATTTCTGTATTTAATTGTACATTAAACTTTTCTAACTCTATTATTGAGGATTCAATTTTAGCCATAGATACTTGATTGTTTCTAATTTCATCTGTAATTTCTTTAATTTCTTTTTTCCTAGAAGAAACTTTATCTAACTCAACTTTAAGTTCTTTCATACCAACTTGAATTTTATTTGCTTCTGTTTCTTTTTGTAAAATCATATCAGACTTAAATACTTCATCAATGTGTTGTTGACAGGTAGGACAATCTTCATTGTTTTCAAAAAATCCGATCATTGAAGAATGTGTTTTATGTTTCTCAACAAGAGTAGATTGAATATCCTTTAACTTTGTACTTTTAGATTCTATTGATAATTTGTCATCAATAGAAGTAAGAGAATTTTTTATATTAATTTCTAAATCATTTCTCTGTTTACTTCTTTTAGATATTTCTTTTTCGTTATTTTCTATAAGTGTTTGTTTTTGTTGGATAATTTTTTCTTTATTATCTTTCAAATCAGATATGTGATTTTCTTGAAAACTAATTTTCTCAGATGCTAGTTGGTACTGATAATCAGTTTCACGAATATCATCTAGTATAATTTTTAATCGCTGTTTCAGAATTAAATTCATAGTGGAGAATATTTGAATGTCTAAAATCTCTTCTACAACTTCTCTACGATGTCTAGCTTTTAATTGCATAAAAGGTACAAAGGTAGAGCTACCAAGAATAACTACTTGAGTAAAAGAACGATAGTTTAGTTTAAGAATTTGTTGTTCTAATATTTTTTGATAATCACGAGCATTAGCATTTTGATTAATCAAAATATTATTCTGATATATTTCAAATTTGTTTGGTTTAATAGAACGAACAACTTTATATTCTACAGTACCAATCTGAAATTCAACTTCCACAACTGTAGAAGAATTGTTAATTGAATTTACCATTTGCATTTTGCTAATATTACGAAATGGTTTTCCAAATAAACTAAAACATAAAGCATCAAGTATAGTTGACTTACCTGCTCCGTTTTCACCTATAATGAGTGTAGTAGGTTCTTTATCTAGTTTAATTTCTGTAAACTGATTACCTGTGGAAAGAAAGTTTTTCCACCTCACATATTTAAAATTTATCATATTTCTAAGTCTTGTGCCTCTGTATAAAGTTGTCTTTGTAGACTAGTTAATCTACCCTTATCTAAAGTTGTATCAAGTTCTTCAATGTATCTGCTGAGAAGTGTCATTGTATCTTCTGTGTTTTCAACAATATCATCTGATACAGTGTTTGCATCCAAGTCAGAAAAATCTTCTATAATTTTTACTTCATGGCAATCTGTCTTTAATACTCTATCAATGAATTGATCAAATTGATATAAGTCTTTTTTATTTACCACGACAACTTTTACATAATGGTTAGCTAATTTACTTACATCAAATTTAGTATAATCATTTTGTGTATCATCATAGTAAACTTTTTTATGAATGGTAAAAGGATTTTCTATTCTTTCTAGTTCTCTTGTTTCTGTGTCAAATACATGAAATCCTTTTTTGTCTTCACAGTCATTCCAATAAAGTTCATATGGAGCTCCCAAATAAAATATTTGACCATCATCAGACTTAGTATGAAAATGACCAGAAAAAACAGTATCAAACTTTCTGAAAACACTTTTACTAATTCCATGCTCATTTACTATTCCTTTCATCATCTGAAATCCAGCAATTTCTAGATGACCCATACAAATATCTGCAGTAGATTCATCAATCATACCCTCAGAGTATATTAAGTTTTGATTATTGATCCAAGGTAAAAATAAAATTTTAGTACCATCAAACTCAACTTCTTCAGCCTCTGGATAAATTTTAATATTTTTATGTCTATTACCTAACAATTCTTCTACACAATTTACATCGTTAGTGTTTTTATAAAACGTATCATGGTTTCCAATCATAATATGTAAATCTATATTCAAAGTGTTAAATGGTAAAATAAATCTTTCACGAAAATCTTTTGCAGTTTTGTATGAAACAAACTTGCGTCTATCCATTAAGTCACCTAAATGAATACAAGTTTTTATATTATTTTGTTGTAGATATGGAAAGAATGTTCCTTCGTAAAACTGATAGAAATAATTATTAAAATTTGAGTTATCGTTTCTTGCACCAAAGTGTGTATCATTAATTATAGCAATCTTCAATCATCTAGCTCCATAAAATTTTCTAATCCACTAACCTTACCTTTAGTTTCTTTTTTCTTTGGTTTATATACTGCTTCATCAGGCACCATAACATTTACATCAAACCCACTAACTTGATATTGTGTTGTATCATGTGGATTTGTAACAAAAGGAATAAACTCTTGTTTCTCAATCATTCTATGTTTTACATGAGCTTGTTTTTTTTCTTTTTGTATTCTACGAATAAATGCATAGTAAATAATTTGTGTGAAATATGCAAATGGGTTGTTTGATTTTTCTGGATTAAAGTTATGAATATACTGTAAACAATTTTCAATACCATCTGATATCATTTCTTGTCTATAGGTGTAGTTAATAAAATTGGGCCTATATGATAACCCATTTGCAATCTTGAGAAAACACTCACCAATATAATTAGTAATTCTAGGAAGTTGTTCGTCAGCTTCTTCAGCCTCTTTACATTGTTCTTTCCAATCTTTCATTGCTTGGAGAAATTTTTTGTTATCTACATAATGAACACTTTTTTGTTTTTTGGCCATAATAATTCCTTTTGCATATTTCTTCTATATTACACTAATTAAATAAGAATGTCAAGGGATATTTTTAAAAATAATTATTTTTTTGCACTTGACAAGGCCCTGTGCACTGTGTATAATAGCTATTGATAGCTCTTCAGATTAATGATAAACTTTATTATCTTCATCCCAATCTTCTAGGAAATCTTCATCTAGTAAATCTTCTTCTATAACTATAGAATCTAATTCTTCGTCTGTTGGTTCTCTAATATTAGATTCTTGTATACTTTCTAAAACATATTCATAGTATCTTGACAGCCCTTCAGATGCTGGTGTCATTATGACTACAGAATTTTTTTCTATATTATAATATGGTTGGTCAGAATAAACTTGAACCCATCTAGATAAACCCAAAGATTCTACTACACCCTTATCAGTTATTTTACTGATAGTGCTCATCTTTAATGGTGATATAAGTTTAAATTTACCAGATTCTATAGATTCAACTTTTGCAATAATATCTTCACCATTTGATAATTTTATTACTTGATAGTTCATTTCTTACTTCTCTTTAAAAGTTTGGCTTGTCTAGCGTCTAAGTATCTAGCATTAAAACTCATACTACGCCTCTCACCTTCAACATAAAAAGGAAAAACTGAATGTTTTAACCAAGACGGAAATAGTATAAATTTACCAACCTCTGGAATAACATTCATTATATCTTTTCTAAAGCTTTGCTTTTCTCCTGTCATAAACTGTATCATACCGCTACTGGGATAATGATCTTCCATTTCTTTTTTAACAAAATCATTCATTCCCTCTGGAATTTTTAAATATATAACCGCTGATATTTGGCCACTATGTGTGTGCCAAGGGTTATACTCATTTTTATATTGACTCACTATCCAAGATTGTGTTATATTTATATTCTTTTCTGATAGTTCATATGAATGTTCATTATTTGCATATAACTGAACTTTGTGGCCATTATCAATCATTTTTTCAAAATATTTAATACAAGCTTGTTTAAGTTCACTATTAATATAATCTTCTTCATCATCCACCAAGGGTATCTTAACTTCTTTATGAACCTTGCCAACAAGATTATCAGAAAAATCAAATTTTTTAGACTTTTCTTTATCATTTAAAACTTCATCTCCAACTCTATTTACAATATCTAAAAATCTATTTGAAACTGTTGTTTCCATAATAGTTGGACTGAAAGGTACATGCCATTCAATATCACTCATAATTTTATCCTATCAATCTTATAATCAAATTGTTCTTCTTTGTATATATT